CATCGGGTTGCGGGTGGCGTACCGGTTGCTGACCGTCGGGTTGACGTTGCTGACGCCGTTCTGCAGTGACAGGGCGAGCGTGCCCGGTGATGCCGTGGCCGCCTCGGCCCGCACCCCGCGCGTGCCCTCGGCCACGCTGTCGTGGTCCACCGCATCGGCGGTGATGTCATGCCACTGCCCGCCGTAGGAGATCTCGACAGTCCGGGCGACCAGCTCGCCGGCCATCACGCCACCGCCGGGGCCAGCAGGTCCAGCGCCGGCGCCTTGAAGATCACATACTGGGCATCGACCCTGGCCGGTTCCTCGTTCAGCTCGATCCCGCGGCCGTAGCCGGCCACCCGCACCGGCCACACGTCCATCGGGTGGCCGGCCGCGTCACCGCCGTAGACCATCACGATGTGGCCGACGCTGCCCTCCGGGATCGTCTGGACCACACCCGGACCAGTGCGGTGGCCGTAGAAGACCAGCCGGGAGTCATCGACGTAGCGCAGCCCTTCCAGCTGGGCTTCGAAGTCGACGCCGTAGACCAGGACCGGCCTGGTGCGCCGGGACGCCCGCCAGCCGATGACGGCCGCTACCTGCCTGGTCAGGTCGATACCGGCGTCGATCTCGGGGCGGGTCGGCCAGGCGATGGTGGCGATGGTCTGCACCCAGTAGATGGCGGTCTGGCCGGCGTGGATGTAGCGGGTGGTGGCGGCCAGTGGTGTCGGACTCACGACTCACCCCCTAGATCGACTCGCGGTAGTTGCGAGGTGCCGGTACGGTGCGGCCATGACCACCACCAACCCTTGGATGACCGGCGGATGGTTCGCCGCACTGGCCGCGACCGTCGGCGGCCTGGTCGCCATCGGCAACGCCGCCGACCCACTGTCGCCACAGTTCAGCCCGTTCTGGGCGTCGCTCGGCCCGGCGCTGGTGATCGTCGGCGGCGTGCTGTTCGCCACGCTGCTGGCCATCGGCGCGATCAACTGGCAGGCGCGCGAACGTGAACGGCAACGCTAGGAAGGGATGGCCTTCTGAACCACAGCCCGGAATCCGGGATCGGTACGTAGTCCCCGCTCGACGATGCCCAGCACCACCCGGTCAAGCTCGGTGCCCCGGGTGGAGAAGTTGACCGAGACGACTGGCGCTTGCTGGCCGGGCGCGTTGACCGGCCACCGGCCGGTCGCGTTGAACGCCGCGAGCGCCGCCCGGTTAGCCTGAGCCACCGGCTGCCGGACCACAAACTCGCGGTTAGTCAGCATCGCCGGCACCCGGTCCACGCCCTCCGGGCCGTGAACCTCGCCACCGTGCTGGAATGCCACCCGGGCCGAGCCGACCGGCGCGGCACCACTGGTGCTGAAGCTGATGTTGACGAACCGGTCGATGCTGGCCAGCCGGCGGCGCAGCGTCTCTGCCCGGGCAAGCGCCCGCTCAATGCCGGGCGTGGTGATGTTCGTCCGGACCTGGCTCGGGATCTGGTCGTACGCCTCAGCGTAGTGCTCGATCGCTTCCTCGCTGAACCCGGCTTGGCGCATCTGGTCAACGAATTTACGGCGCAGTTTCTCCGTCTCCGTGGTCAACTCATCAGCGCTGGCCCCGCCCTCGGCCATGGTCGAGATCAGATCGAAGTGCGACCGGATCAGGTCCCGGACGTTGTCCCGGTTGTCCAGCGCCGCCTGCGAGTTGCCCTCGATCGCGTCGCCGTTCTCCTTGGCCTCATCGGTCATCCGCTGCATGGCCCTGGCGGCGTCGTCCTGGGCCTCCTCCACCGCGAACGTGAACCCGATCAGGTCCCGCAGCGCCTTCTCCAGCTCACTGACCCCGCCGGCCATCTCGTTGGCCTGGTCGGCACCCACCCCGAAGGTCTCGGCGATGTTCCGCGCCTCGACGTCGAGGTCGGCCATGGCGCTGCGGGTGCCGCTCTGCGCCTCGGCGGTCCGCTGCCACTGCTCCACCCCGTTGGCGACTTCGGGATTCATCTCCTGCAAGGCGGAGTGCAGCCTCAGCGCGTCCACGGCCAGGTCGCTGGTGGCACCCTGGGCGAGGTGCCCGCTCTCGCTGAATTTGATCTGCCCATCGGTCGACGCCTCGATCGTCGCGCGGAGCTGGTCGAAGCCGCCCTCCCCCGACAGCACGATATCCACCAGGTCCGACAGGGACACGCCGAGCCGGTTGGCCGCCTCAAGCGCGCCGCGCTCCTCCAGCTTGTGGGCGACCAGGGCGCGGGTCGCGTCGGTGAACCCACCAGTCAGCTCATCCAGCGTGTCAGCGATGTCCTTCGCGGCGGCCCTGGCTTCGGCCTGCGAGATCGTCCACGCGGCGAATGCGGAGGTGGCGATCCCGACCGCGGCCGCGATCCCGAGCCCCCACGGCCCGGCCAGGAATGCGGCGCCGGCCCGGAACGCGCCGACCCCGGCGGCGGCCCGGCCGCCGGACGCCGCGATCTCATCCATGGCCTTACGGAACGCGTGCAGCTTCGGCACAGCGACCAGCGCCGTGCCACCAGCCAGCAGCAGCACAGCGGTTGCGGCGGCCAGCACGCCGAGTGCCACCCTGAGCGGCCCGGGCAGATCGCCGATCACGGCCGCCAGCGCGGCCGTCTTGTCGGCAGCGGTGCCGACAACCGGCAGGAAGGTCTGGCCCATCGTGATCGCGAAGTCGTGGACCTGGTTACGGGCGATCCCCAGCCGGGCAGCGGTCGTCCCATAACGACGCTCGGCCTCCTCGATCAGCGCCGTGTTTTCTTTCCACGCCTGGTTACCGGTGGCCAGGGACCTGGTGAGCAGGTCACCCGAGCCGGACAGCCGGCGCAGCGCGTCCGAGACCCGGATCTCCGTGAGCCCCAGCTGACCGAGCACCGCGTTGACGTCACCGCCCTCGGCCTGGATCCGGCCGAGCCCGGTCACGAAGCTGGCGATCGCGCCGGCCGCGTCCTGCTGGTAGGCCCGGACGAACTGCTCCGCGGTCATCCCGGCCGTGCGGGCGAAGACTTCCAGCTCCTCACCACCGCTGCGGACGGCGGAGTCGATCTCCAGAAAAACCTTGGAAACCGCAGTGCCGCCCGACTCCGCCGCGATACCCACGCTGGACAGCGCCGCCGCGTAGGACAGCACGTCGGCCTCCGACAGGCCGATCTGGTTACCGGCACCGGCGATCCGCAGCGCCATCGCCACGATCTCAGCCTCGGTGGTCGCCGAGTTGTTGCCCAGGTCCACGATCGTGGAGCCGAGCCGGTCGACGTCCTCCGGCGCGGTCTGCATGATGTTCATCATGCGAGCCAGCGCGGTCGCGGCGTCGGTCGCGGCGAGGTTGGTCGACTGGCCCATGTCGATCATGACGCGGGTGAAGCCGGCCACGTTCTGCCGCTGGATACCCAACTGGCCGGCCGCCTCCGCCACCGCCGCGATCTCCGCGTGGGTCGCCGGCAACACGGCGGTCAGGCCACGGATCTCCTTCTCCAGCGCCGCCATCTGCTCATCGGTGCCATCCACCGTCTTCAGCACCCCGGCCCAGCTGGACTCCCAGTCGATCGCGGCCTTCACCGCCAGGCCGAGCCCGGCTGCGATCGCCGCGCCGGCGACCAGCATCCCCCGGCCGACCTTGGTCATCGCCGCGTCGACCTTGGCCTGCTGCCGCTCCAGCTTACGCAGCTCCCGCTCGTAGGCGCTCGCTGCCCGCTTGGCCTTCTCTAACTCCGCGGTGGTCTTACCGGTCTCGGCCTCTACGTTGATGACAAGGTCACGCCGCATCGTGCCGGGCACGGCGCACCTCCTCGTTGCGGACCAGCCTCACGTGCACACCACGCACCTCAGCCGGCGGACGGTCGGCCAGGGTGGCGCGCAGACTCTCCAACTGCTCACAACCGGGGCAGCTCTCCAACACCGCCCGGTACGCCCCCGGATGGCCACCGTGCTCCGGCCGCCACTCCTCCCGCCGCGTGCCACAACCACCGCACGCGTTCAACTGCCGGGTCAGCTCCCACATGGCTTTGGAACGGTCATCGTGGTGCCAGCCCAGGAACTGACTGTGCGGGACCTGGTAGGCGCGGCAGACCCTCAGCTCAAGGGCTAGCTGAGGGTCGGCGTCCAGCCTTTTGGGAGCACCAGCGGCTCAGCGAACCTAGGCCGTTCATTGATCGCGAGCGCACACACCCGCAGCTCCTGACGCTCTCCGTCGGAGCAACGCTCGGCCAGGAACGCGGCCCAGTCGACCGCGGTCATGCCGTTGTCGCACCCGGCCGCCAACACAGCCGGCACGAACGTGTCGACGTTGGCATCCGGTGGCGGGTCGCCATCCTGACCAGCCTGGGTGACCTGCCCGGCCGTCGGCGGGTGCTCCGCCTTCAGCTGCTCGTAGGCAGCCGGCGGCATCGCGGTGAGGATGACCGTCTCGTAGCAGGCGTCCACCTCGGCCTTAGCGTCAACCAGCCGTTGCTTCGCCGCCTCGTACTCCGGCGTGCCCTTGTCATGTCGCAGCACCGCCTGGCGGGTCTCCTGCTCCACCTGCTGCAACTGCTGGCGCGCCTCCGCCGGGTCGGCCACCCGGATGGGGAACGGGAACGACGGCCGGGGCCGGGCCAGCAGCCGGTCACGCTGCCGGCTGCCGGCCTTGCTCCCGTTACGCTTGGCCGCCATCACACGAGCGCCGGCAGCGCCCAGTCGATCGTCGGCGTCGCCGTGATCGCGAAGCTGACCATCACCCGGGCCGGGTCCTCCGACGCGAGATTGACCTCCTTCGCCGCGCTGGCCACCGTGACCTTGAACGTGTCCGCGAGGTTGGCCGCGACGTCGCCGCCCCAGCAGAAGACGACGAACCCGGTCGTACCCCGGGGAAGCAGGGCACGCAGAGCGTCCGCGCCGGTCTGGTTCATGTACCACGTCGCCGTCGAGTCGGGCGACATGGTACGGCCGATGATCTTACTGACGAACGAGCTCCCCGCGTCCGGGGTGTCCACGATGTTCGACGACACCGACCACCCGGTGGTCGCCGCGAGGTGCCCGCTCACGTCGGTACCGGCGTCCAGCTCGGCCCGGGTCGCCTGCTGGTTCGCGTTGGCGATGCCGGTCAGAAAGTACATCTTGGTGACGCCGGGGTGGATGTACCGGACCGGCGCCGCGATCGGTGTGGCTGGCATTGCTACTCCTCAGTGGTCGATGCCGGTCCGGCCGGCTGGCTCTTGCGGCGCCGGCTGGTGGCCGGCTCGGGCTCGGGCGGGGTCGGCGGCGCGGGCGGGTCGGTCTCCTGCCAGCCGGCGGCAGCCCACACCATAACCGCCGAGTCAGGCACCTCCACCGGGCCGCCGGCCTTGGGGTGGACAATCCAGGCCATCAGGAGATCACCTCGAAAGTGACCGAGCTGGTCGCCGACCAGGTGATGGTCACCAGGCCATCGGCCGGGTTCCGGTAGGTGGCGGTCGCCCGGATGTAGCGGGCCTCGCCGGCCGGCACCGCCACCGTCCGATCAGTGACGGCCAGGTCGCCGTCCACCAGCTGAGGCGTCACCATCGTCACGGTGACGCTGCCGCCCGAGGCGTTGATGACCCGGACGATGCTGTCGGGCCGCACCTTGTCCCCGGTGGTGGGGGTGGCCGCGTTCGCGGTCGCCTCAAGGCCGGTCGTCGGGACCGGCTCCGTGCTCACTGTCGCCATGCTCTCCTCCTGATCATCGCCAGCCCCGTCTACGCGCCGCCGTTACCACCGCCCGGTCGGCCGCCCGGACAAACTCATCCCGGCCGGCGCGGATCGCCGGCAGCAGGAACGGCCGGGCCTCCTGGGTCACCCACCGGTCCCGGTGGCCGTACACCGGATGTTTGAACGGGCCGAACTCGTACAGCCGCGCGTGGGTGGCCAGCGCGGCCGACACCACGAACTGGACACCCGGCCGCTTCCGCGACCGCGACGCGCGCACCCGCAACGACCCGGGAATCCGCGTCGACCAGCTCGCCCGACCCCGCGCGTCGGCCAGGATCGGCTGCGCGGCACGCACAAACTCCGGCGCCAACTCCCGGCGAATGTCGGCCGGCAACGCACCCAGGTCCACGATCAGCCGCCGCAGCTCACTAACCCCGGTGACCGGCATCATCAGCCCCCGTCGAACGCGTCCACGAGAACCACCCACGAGATCGTCGCCGACGCACCACCGGCCGACACGTCATCACCCTGGGTCTGAACCTGATCCACGGCGGCCACGAACGGCCGCACGCGCATGCACAACCCGCCCAGGGTCGGATCCCGCCGCAACTCGCCCACCAGCAGAGCCCACAGCTCGAAAGCCCGGTCCCGGACCGGCTTGGTCGTCGTGTCGCCGGTGACCACGGAGATCAGCCCGGCCACGTCGTAGACCTCCCGGTCGACCATCCCGCCGGCGTCCTCCCGGTGCCAGTCCACCGACACGGCCGCCCGGTCCATCTGCCAGCCGACCACCACCACCTCATCGGCCAGGTCCTCCACCGGCTGCCCGTCGCACACCTGCACATCCGGCATCACCGCCCGCACCGCGGCCACCAACGCGTCGAGCACCGCCGGGATGGTGCTCATTAGGCGAACCCGCCGGCCTGGGCGTCGGCGCCGAGCAGCTCCACCGCCCGGCGTGGCACCGAGAACGTCATCCCGCCGCCACGGACCTCGGTCATGTCGGAGGCGAGCGCCGCCGGCGGGCGTCGGATGTCCCGGCTGCGCTGGGTCGACCAGATGTGCTGAAGGATGACCCGCCCCGCGTGGCTGATGTTCGCCCGCACCTGCCGCCGCCCAGCCAGGTAGGTGACATCCCACGGTCCGCCGGTGAACCACAACCCGCGTGCGGCCTTGCGGATGACGATGCCGGCCTGCTCGTCCACGTCGAGGCCGGCCGGGTCGTAGTCGGTGCCGCCGTCCAGCACCGCGACCACCGAGACCAGCGACAGCACCGGCCGGTGCCGCAGCACCAGCGCGCGGGTGTCACACGGGTGGATCCGGTCGACGTAGGTACGGGCCACCACCGGGCCGACACCCCACTCCGGATCCCGCTCGACCACCTCGGTCACCGCCTCCACGAACAGGCGCAACTCCTCGTCGTCGGTGGTCCGGTCGGGTGGGATGTTCAGGTGCTTCTTCGCATCGGCCAGGCTGAACAGCAACGCTGGGGCTGCGTCGCGGACGTCGAACATGTCGGCGTGGGCGGTCACCGGCCCGGTTGTGGTCAGCCGCCACCGGTGCGGACCGGCCTGCACGGTGAGGTAGTCGACCCGCAGGATGCCCGTCTCGGTCGGCGCCGGCACCGACGGGGTGACCGGGGTCCCGTCCGGCAGGGTGATCGTCAGCGTGGCGGTGGCCGGGTCGGTCAGCGCGCCGGCCGAGTCGCGGATGGCCACCGCAACCTGATAAGGGTCACCGAGATCAATCACGTGACACCTCCTGTCGGCACCCGCTGGGCGATGACGGTGGCACTGGCGGTACGGCCCGCCACGGCCGTGGCGGTCCCGGGCCGGGTCGGGTCGAACGCGGCCACCGTGGCACCCAACGCCAGGCCGAGCGGCACGTCGGCGACCACCGCATGGTCGGCGCCACCGACCGCACCGACCGACAGCGACAGCGGCACCGTGGCCGTGGCCAGGTAGCCGGCGGTGGTGGTGGCAACCAGGGACAGGGCGAGCGGGATCGTCGCACCGACCTGACCGGGAAGCACCACCTCCGGCGCGTCGACCACCGGCGCGACGACCAGCGCCAGCGGAATCCCGGCGGCCGCCTGGTAGGTGGTTGCCGTGGTCGCGACCACGGACAGGCTCAGCGGCACCGCCGCCGTGACCTGGCCGGGCGCGCCGACCACCGGCGCGACGACGACCGCGGCCACGCCCAGCTGGAGCGGAACCGTAGCGGTCACCTGATGCTGCGCGGTGGCGATGGCAGCGGTAGCAACCGACAGCGGCACGTCGGCGACCACCCGGTGCTCCGCCGCGGCCGTGCCGGCAACAGCCACCGACAGGCCGATACCCGCGGTCACCTCACTGGCGCCGGCCGGTGCGTCGACCACCGCCGCAACCTCGAGAGCCAGCGGCACCGCCGCGGTGACAGCATGGTCCGCCTCGACGACACCGGCGACCGTGACCGCCAGACCCACATCGGCGGTCGCCTGATGCTCCGCCTCAGCAGCCGCGCCCACCGCCAACGTCAGCGGGATAGCCGCAGCCACCTGAGGTGTGCTGGTCACACCGGTGGACCACACCACCAGCGCGACGCTCATCTGCTTGGCCGCGTCACCACCGGGCAGGCTGAGCGTGTCCGCGCGGACACCGGCGCCCTGACCGTCCAGCAGCAGGTACCCGGCCACGCCGCCGTTGCCGCCGGCGCCCTTGCCCGCGTAGCCGTCCAGCAGCAGGTTCCCGCCGCCGACCAGCCCCGGGTTGATGTCCGTGTTGGCCCAGGTGGTGCCGGCCGCACCACCGTCGCGGATCACCGCGGCGGCCACCAGCAGCAGGTCCCCGGCCGGGATCGACGCGGTGTTCCCGGTGGCCAGGCTCGTCACAAAGCTGGTGTCAGAGTCGGCCACCGCAGCGTCGGCGAACCCGAAGCTGCCGCCCTCCTGGACCCGCAGCCAGATCGCATCGGTGGCATCGCCCGACCAGGCCGCCGTGAACACGCCGTCGGTGACGGTGGATGCCGGCACCAGCTCGGCCACACCCACCGACCGGCGGGCCAGGTCGTTAGTCGGCAGCGTTGCCTCAACCACCCGGTTGGTCCAGCTGGACCCGCCCGCGTTGGGTGTCACACCGAAGCTGGTGCCACCGCCGCGGGACCAGGCGATGCAGACCAGCCGCTCACCCACGGCACACGACAGCGTCGCCGGGTTGATCGACACCTCACCGGAGACCAGCCCGGTGGCGCTCGGCGCCGCGACAGTCGCGCCGACCGCGACGGCCAGCGGGATGTCGGCGGTGACTGCGTGGTCGGCTGCCACAGCCGGCGCCACCGCCACGGCCAGCGGGATCGACGCGGTGACGATGGCCGGCGCGACCTCGGCCACAGAGAACTCGACCCACGAGTCGGCGTGGTTGATGTTCAGGGTGAAGCTGCGGGAACCGCCGCCACCCGCCTTCCCGAGCTCCAAGCTCAACGCGAGCTTGTCACCGGCGACGAACGGGCCAGCCAGTGCCATGGTCTGCGTCTTCACGCCCGCCGTGTTGTGCGCGGTGGAGGGCGTGGAGCTTTCCTGGAGCACGTCGGCGCTGTTGTACCTGTGCACTATCCAGCGGTACTGGAGAGTGCTCGCTGACACCGCTGCCATCGCGATCGACGTGTCTATGGCCACGCCGGCATCCACTGCCGCGTCGACAACCCGCCAGAACCGCAACACCTCGGTGAAGCCGCCGGTGCTGATATTGCCCGAGCCCACCGTGGTGGGGGTGCCCTGGGTCTCCGACAGGTCCCGGATGATGCCACCGGCGCCCGGCTCGTCCTGGGTGCTGCGCAGGTAGTTCCGCGACAGGGCCAGGATGCTGCCGGCGGCGTAGATGAAATCCAGGTCGGTTGCGGTGGTCGGGGTCCCCACGCCGGCCGTGGTCTCATCAGCCCGGTTGAGGGTGAAGTCCTCCACGAACAGCAGCGCGTCGGGCTGGCTGAACTCCCACCCGGATGACGGCTCGGCGTCCCGCCAGTTGTCCAGGTGCTCGTCGAGGCCCGCCGCCTCGATCGCGGCGTCGCCGCCGGCATCGGCCGCCCACGGCAGGGAGTTGGCCCAGATCGCCGCGGCGGCGAAGTCGCTGGACGCGCCATACCCGGAAGCCGCGTCGAGCGTCCGGACACTGCCACCGGTTGGTGGAGTCCAGTCCAGCTGGGTCTCGGTCCCATCCTCGTGGACCCAGATACCTGTGGCCAGGTTCTTCAGGCTCCACCGGGGACGCACATCCCCCGTGCCCTTGCGCGCCACCAGCAGGTGCCAGTCGTCGATGGTGACGGCTGGTCCTTCTGTGCCCCAGATGCCGCCGCCCTGCCAGAGAAGCAACGGATCGCCACCCAGCACGCCGATAGCGCCCAGAGAAGCTCCGACAAGGTCGTGCAGGGTCACGATCCAGCGCAGGACCGGGTCTACCGCCGGCCGGAACAGGATCGCGATCGTGCCGTAGGCCAGGCCATCGACGCCACCCAGCCCGGTCGAAAAGGCGATGTCGTCGGTGTCGCTGAGCCTACGGACGATCGGCATAGGTCAGGCCCTCCCTAGAACAGGGCTTCGACCTGGGGCGCGAAGGTGCGGAAGTTGTGGGCGCTGGCCAAAGCCTGGGCGCCCAGGTAGATCTGCCGCAGCTGCGCGTACTCGTTGTTCACCGTCCCGACCAGGTTGGCGTCCGGCGCACCGGTCGGGTCCGCCTGGTCAAACCCGAAGTTCGCGACCAGGCCCGCGGCACCCTCCTGCTGGAAGAACGCGTCGAACTGGGCGATGTCGTCCATGATCTCGCGCAGCCGTACCGAGATCCCGCCGATTGTCTTGTTGATCTGGTCCTTCGTGGTCAAGGCCTTGTATCCAGCGGCCATTTGTTCCTCCTCAGGTGACGGTGATCGGCGCAGCCGTAAGCTCGATTTCGCCTGCGGCGTTATAGGCGAGGTCTCCGGCCAGGTCGACCGCGAAGCGGAGGTTGCCGCCGGTGGGACCGATGGTGTCCCACACGCCCAGGTGCGATACGGCCTCAGAGCTTGGCCCGGTGAACGACAGGGTCCCGTTCAGCGCGGCCACCCCGCCCGATGCGGTGTTGTAATCCGGGGCCAGCCGCTGGTCGGACGTCTGGTCCGCGTTTGTGTCACCATCCTGGATAGCAAAGAACGCGCCTTCCAGGCTGGCCGCTGCCGCGTCGGCGGCAGCGTTGCGCAGAATCGGGTCACTCATCGGTGCACTCCTCAGGCTCGGGCTGGTCGGGCTGGTCGTTGGACTCCGGCACCGGCTCGCCCACTCCGGCCAGCGACAGGTCAATCCGCGCGGTCACCTTCGCCGGCTCCATCACTGCCCCCCATGCGCCCGGGAGTACGCGGTCAGCACGTCGTCCGGGATCTTCCCCCGCGCTGACACCTCGTAGCCGGCACGCGCCGCCCACTCCCGCACCGTGGCGTTGTCGGCAGTCACCCGCGGCACGGCGCTACGACCCTCCGGCGACCGCTGCCGCGCCTCCGGCTCATCGGCGGCGGCAGCCTTCCGCACCCCGGCCGCCGCCAGCACCTTCTCCGCCGCGCGGACCCGGTCACGCTGGCCGTACGCCTCCGCGTTCGCCAGCTCCCCCCGGGCCTGCGCCACGTGCGGCTTCTCCTTGCCCATCGGTCCTCCTAGCTGAACGTGAACGCAGTGGTCTTCTTCACGACACCACCCGGGGTGACGATCGTGACCGTCACCGCACCGGCGCCATGGGCTGGGGTTGTCACCACGACCGACGTGTCACTGGTGACGGTCAGCCCGGTGCCCGGAACGTCGTCGAACAGCACCGCGACGACGCCCGACAGATTGGTGCCGGTAACGGTCACCGCCGTGCCGCCAGCGGCGGCACCGGAGGTCGGCGACAGCGCGGCGGCGGCAGTCGGCGCCGGATACGCCGGTGAGGTCGTGGTCGCCGCCTTGACGACCTTGCCCAGGGTGATAACTCGCTGGTCTGGCATGGCTTAGCGCCTCCTGAATGGACTGGGTGGGTCGGCTGAGGCCGAGGAGCGCGCGCTCCTCGGCCTCACTTATCGACCTACGCGAATGGATCGACCAGGCCGGTACCCGAGATTTTCTGGTGCGAGTTGGCGAACCGTCGCATGGTGTAGGAGTAGTACCCATAGAGGACCAGCAGCACCCCGAGGTTGGCGGCCTTGGCCTGCTCCGCCCTGATGAACTGAGGCGCACCCGGGTCCTCCCACAGGAACGACTCCTCGGACGGGACGATGTAGATCTCGTCCTCGTCGGTGCCCGTCCCGAGGTTGGTGGCGATGTTGTTGTCCACGATCACCGCCGACCCGTTGGGCAGCCGACCACGGAAGCCCGACCCGTACCGCTCGGCGAAGTTGACGCCACCGCTCTGCTCCGGAATCCCCGGCTGGTTGATCAGCGGCCAGGTGCTGGTCATCTCGGCCGACAGCCAGTACCAGCGGCGGGAGTGCATGACCACCAGGTCCGGCTCGGCCTGACCCAGCAGCGCCGCCTCCGACCCGGCCATGGCCTGCAGCAGGAACGGGTACAGCAGCGCCCCGGTGGGCGAACCCTCGGTCCAGGTCACGGCCGTCGCGACCGCGGACAGGCCGGTCGTCGCCTGGTTGATGATCGTGCTGTTCAGGTTCGTCGCGTACCGGCGCTGAAGGTCCATCATCGTGACGTCCTCGATGCCGGTACCCCGGTCGATCGCCTGCCGAGACAGCGTCTGCTGGCCGGCCGCGGTCTGCACGTTCTCCGTGAGCAGCGTGTCGTCCATGTTCTGCTCGGACGCCGCGTCGTTCTCGTTGGCCTGCAGGGCCACCGAGCTGGGCGTGGTGATCCGGCTGATGTTCACTGTCATGCCGGACTCCGGCAGCGGAAGCGAGGTCATCGCGTCCGCGAACGGCCGCCGCGCGGCCACCGCCGGCGCGAACATCTCGGTCAGGTACTGCGGGACCGTCAGTCCCGAGAACGCGCCGGTACCGACCGCACGCTCCAGGTACTGCCCGCGCTCGACCCGCTCCTCCTGCATGTGCCGCGCCAGCCGCATCTCGGCCTCGGCGTTGCGGTACAGGAACTGGGCCAGCACATCCCGGATGAACGGACCACCCCTGCGGGTGTTGCCCTTGTGGTAGGTCCGCTCCTCGGCACCCACCCGGGCGACCCGGTCGTATGCCGGCTTCGCCCCGGCGGCCGTACGCGGGTCCGCGGTCCGCTCCTGCAGCTTCTGGTCCGCGGCCTCCTCCAGGGACTTGGCCTCCTTCAGCTGAGCCAGCTTCCGGGCCGACCCCTGCACGTCCTGCTCGGCGCGGGTGTGCGACTCCATGGCCGCGGCCACCTCGGCGTCCTCGTCCTCGGTGAGCCGCGCCCGGGCCTCCTGCCGCGACTTGTCGTGGATGTACTTGACAGTCGCGAGAGACTTCTCGCGACGCTTGATCGCCTGATCCTGCTCCACCTGCGCGGACAGAATCAGATCATCGAATGTTGCCATCGGAACAGTGCCTCTCGGCTGGTAGGGACAGAAGATCCCCACGCGCGACACCGAGCCGAATCTTCGGTGCGTCGAGCGGCCCCGCTACGTCATCTGCGAGCCAGGCACGGGAAAACGGTTCAGCGGCCGACGGAGGCGATCCACGCGTCAAGCGCGGTCACCGACCGTCCGGTCAGCTTCGTGGGCTCCACGGCATCCGCCGGCATCTCGGCGGCCGGGTCGGCTGATCTCGCCTCCGCCTGGCCCAGATCGGTCCTGCTGGTCAACCGGTCCAGCGCAGCACGCGCCACGCCGGCCGGAAGCTTGTTCAGTTCGTCCAGGATCTCGCGCCCGCGAGCCGCGATGGACGTGTACGGGTTCGCGCCGTAGTTCACCGCACTGACGTCGCCACGATCCACGTCGTACACGTTGATCCGGTATTCGGTGTAGTCCGGGGACCACTGCCCGGCGACGATCATGAATGCGAACGACTGCTCGGTGATCGTGCCGTCCTCGATGCCCAGCACCAGGTCGCGAACGTCCTGACGCTGGGGGTTGAGCCAGGCGCGGTCACCCATGCCGATGTCGTCGGAGAACAGGTCCAGCGTCCCCGCCACCGTACGGGCCATCGACAGGCCGCGGTGGTTGGTCAGGAACACCACGTCCGGGCTGGCCTCCAGGGTCTGCTCCCCGGCACCCATCGACACGATCTCGGTGTACGGCCCGGCCCAGTCCCACATCTCATAGCCACGCTCGTAGACCGTCGCGTAGCCCTCCACCACGTAGAACTGCTTACCGTCGCGTTCCTTCTTGGTCGCCCGCAGCCGGGGGGGCATCGTCGCCACCGCCCCGGTTCGGGCATCGCGAGCCCGCGCCAACCACTGGGTGCACACCGCCCGGGCCTGACCACCGGGCGGCTCATCGGCGGCCGTCGCCTTGGAGCGTGCCTCGGCTGCCCGCAGCCTGGCCTCCACGGCCGGTGACGCCTGAGTGTTCTCGCCCACCATCGTCTCCTCGCTACGACCCCGCATCAGGCGAAGCCCTCAAACGCCGGCGGCCGTGGCGCCGGCACAGCCGAGTACGGCGACACCCGCTCCCACCGCTCAGGCGCGACCACTTCCCGCTCGGCCGTCTCCGCACTCACCCGCGGCACGCCGAACAGCCTCACAAACTCGGCCTCCTGCTCGGGCGTCAACGGCTCCCGGTTGTCCAGCTCCCTGGCCTCCGTGACGGTCATCCGACGGTGCTCGATCGCCTCGTCCATCATCTTGGCCCGCTTCTCCGGGTCCATCCGCAGCAGCGCGTCGGTGTTCAGCTTCACGAACCGGGGCCTGGGAAGCAGCTTGCCGAGGTTCTTCTCCCGCCTGGAGACCGCCGGCCCTAGATGAAGGATTAGGAAGTCCAGGTGCCGGCTGGTGATGTTCTCGTACCGGACACTGCCGCCCGCTGACACCGCCGCCTCGACCATGTCGGCCGGCACGCCCAGGAACCGGCAGATGTCGGCCAGGCCGTACTTCCGGCCCTCCAACCACTCCATGCCCATCTTCTCGGCCTGCAGCGGGTTGTAATCCCAGTCCCGGCCGGTCACCAGCAGATCGCCGTGGTCCAGCGTCTCCCGGTACCGCTGCTTCAGCGCCACCGCCTCACCCGGCTGCAAAGTCCGGGCCGTGTTCTTCGCGTGAGCCTTGGGAACCGCGCCGCCGCCGAACCAGTCCAAGGCGAACTGCTGCGCGCTCAGGTACTCGCTTACCGACCAGGCCGCGTAGGCGATCGGCGACAAGCCCACCGGCAAGCCCGAGACCACGTACTGACGCTCATGCCACACCTCATCCGGGGTGTAGTCCTTACCCTTGACCCGGTAGCGCAGCTCACCAGAGTCCGCCAGCTCCCGCACCGACCAGTCACCCAGACCCTGCAGGTCGATCCGCGACGGCAGGTTCAGACCGTTCCGCTCGGTCACCAGCCCGAGCACGTTACCGGCCCGGTCCAGGTCCACCTGGGATGCGTACATCCAGTCCTGGTAGTCCCACCGCTCCCCGCCGGGCGTGACGAGCACCGGCGGCTTCGGCCACTCCGCCGGCCGCTGGCCCTTGACCCGGACGAACGTGTCACAGGGGAACGTGCTGACCAGGTCGGCGCGGATACGCAGGCACGCCCACACGGCCGAGTGCCGCATCGCCGAGTCCGACGTCACCGACACCACACCACGCCGACCGGTACTACCCGGCCGCGGCGGGATGTCCCCGTCGAACAGCGGCGGCCCGTCGATCTTCGACGTGCGACGGTGGAACAGACTCACCTTCCACCACCACCCATCCGCTCAGCCACCTGAGACCCGGCCAGCAACACCCCACCGGCAACGGCCACACCCCACCAGCCGACCCACTGCGCCACCCCGGCACCGACGCCGGCAGCCACCGCGAGCACCCCGAGCACGTCCAGCGCGTCAGTCAGCAGAGTGCGCACCGGACCCCCTAATAGAAGCTCGCCAATATGTCGTAATCGGCCTCGCCGACCAGCTCACCCCACGCCCCGTGCAACCACCGCGCCAACGTCAACGACACCATCGGGCCGATCTGACCACCCGACACCCGCGGCGACCACGCCACAGTGTCAGCACCCTGCCGCACCTGACCCACCGCCGCCGAATCATCCAACGGCTTCGACGGCCGAACCCGCAACGAACACTGCTTAACCGCGTCGATCATCTGCCCACACGCCGCCGCCATCGTCATCGGCGTCATCACCGCCACATCACCCCGACACGGCTCCTCCGGCACCTCCGGCACGCTCAGCCCGACATCCTCGAGGTCGTCCTTCAACGACTCGTAGGTACCCCGGCCCAACGCCAACCCGATCGGGTCCAACGCCTCCCGCAGCTCCGCCAACCGGCCCGGAAGCCAGTCCACACCCGGCCGGTAATCCACCAGATGCCCATGACCCAACCCGTCCGCCCGCAGCCCGTACACCGACACCGAGCCGAACTCCCGCAGCGGATCCACATCCGCGCCCAGCGCCACATCACCAACCCGGGCCGAACCCGGATCTTGCAACGCCCGCCACTGAGCCTCCGTGATCACACCCTGCAGCATCCGCGAAGTCTTCCGGTTGCCGTACGCCCGCGCGAACTCCGCCGGCTCCATCGCCGCCCGCTCAGAACGGATCGCATCCATCGTCACCGTGTGCCGCCACCGCTGCCCCGCCGGAGCGCACCGGCACGGCGGATCAGGGCACAGCGCCGGCATGAACGTGAAGTACGACGCCTCATCGGCCGGGTCCCACTTGTCCGGAGCCGACCACTCAAAGTAGGCCACCCCCGAGCCGACATCAGCCACCGTCGCCGCCCGGCCCGCCTCCACCTTCCGGTTAAGGATCACACTCGCGTCCGTGCCGGCCGTGGAACACACCAGCAACTGAGCATCCGGAACCGTGATCATCGCCGGGCGCAGACCCTGCTCCCGACGCTCATCCGCGTCATGCCAGATCTCATCCATCACCGCCTGGTGGATGGACTTGGAGTGGCCCGAGCTCGCCGAGGTCGACAACAGCCGGATCAGCGACCCGGTGGCCCAGCGGACCGACTCGTTACCCATCCCCTCGTTGATCTCCAGGCGCTTACCCTTGCGGGAGACCAGCCGGGCGATCGCCGAGTTGCGGATCAGCGGAAACAGCTCATCCAGCCACTTATCCCGGGCGTCCTTACCCGACTGGGCCGTGAACACCGAACGCTGAGGATGCGACCAGCGCGCCGAGTTGCACCGGTTGATCTGCCAGGACAGGAACAGGGTCGTCTTCCCCTGCTGCCTAGGAACTGTGACGACCACCTCACGGTAGGCCGGCAACCCAGTCGCCGGGTCAACCTCACACCCGACGTCGGCCACATACCGCTGCCACGGCATGAACGGCTGCGCGAGCCGGTCAGCGACCGCCGCCAACTCGTGGCCGAACGTCGCCCGCTCAGGCCGGCGGCGCGTCGAGAACCGGGGCGGACAACTCAGCGATGAGACGGTCTGCCTCGCCAGAATGGCCGTCATCAGCCGTCAGCTCCCCGATCAGCTCGCGGTACTCCCGCCACAGCTGCGAGCGGGCCGGCTCAGCGTCCAGCGCCGCGGCGATGCTCCGGACCGCCTGCACCCGGGCGGCGTCGACCCTCTCCAGCCGGCCGGCCGACTCAAGGGCGGACAGGGTCACCTCGATGGCCTGCGCGTTCGTATCCGGCCGGGAGTCCACTTTGGCCACCCCCAGGGGTAAGACATAGAGACATCTAGATGGTTAGCGTCACTCTGGTCTATGTCCGCTTTGTTCCCAGAACGGTACTGGGAAGGTGGCCATTCCAAGATCGGAAACAAGGCGGACATAGACGGTGCTGTATGTAAATCGCGAGGGATGACTAATGATACGGCGACCACCG